GGGGAAGCTGCGTTCCAAGCCCCGTAAACTTCAGACCATTCTTTATTCGCGAAGAGAAATTCAAAAATGGGACCTAGGTACTTGCGGCATACTATCAAGAACGGTATGTCAGAGACATTGAAGAACCTAAACTTCAGGACTTCATCCTTACTTTTCTTAACGGGCTCGTCCTTCAGACAACATCGCTGATAAAAGACAGGAACTTCTGTCTCTAAAGTTTTAATTATCTCAGAAATGGTTCCAAGCATATCAGCAGTAATTTCCACACGATCTAAGATGTCAGTCTTCTCTTCGTAGAAATGCCTAGCTTGACCCATGCTCGATGTTAAATTCATACCGCTGATGTAAGAACCAGAACCATTGACGCTCTGTTCCAAATTCAAAGGGGATCTCTTGTGAGTATCTGGGAAATCAGTCATGTAATCTTCGATGGCCGCATCGATCTCACTGTAAGACCAATTTTTAGCTCGGGTTTCAAAAGACTTCATCTTATGGTACTCCGGAGAAATCCATACGTCATCTTTCTCATACCCCTCCGTTTGAAGCCTTGGAATAACCAATTTTTCTTGCATAAGGGGAGCGAAAATGTCATGGTATTCAGTTAAGACAACAGCGCTTTTACCTTGATGATTCTTCTTCTTTCCCATAGTGCCAAGAGAATCCATGGGGACTACGTTTCCACAAGTCCCAGCCATCCTAGGTCTATGAGATTCTTCCTGAGGCATTTCAAATGATTGAAACACAACCACGGGAACATGCTTCGTCTTGAGATTATCTATTGCCTTCTTGACTATGTCGTAAGTTAAACAATTACTCCAACCGACGTTTTCTAGCCTGTGACCAGCTGAGTGAATTCCCAAAATAGAAGCTGAAGAAGTTCCCTTTGCTTCATGAATCATGATAAGTGGAGTTCCACATACGCCATCTTGAGACAGATTATATTCGAATGCTGGTTCTAAAATGGCTTCTACTGAAGCACTGGTTATCTTAACGGACTCCTGTTTGGTAATTCGAACAGGAACATTGTTTATAATACCGTGAGCTTTCATATTACCTTGAGTGTGAAACAACTTAGAGATATCACGAAAATGTGTAGTAGGTACTTTGACAAAAGCGTAATCTTCTTTCTCACTACTGATCATATTATAGGGATCACACCTAGCTGAGTATCGAGTAGAAACTGAGTTTCCAGCCGCCTCTAAGGGGATAATTTCAAAATTCCCAAGTTTTTGAGCTAAGTGATAATTCAACAACAGCGTGTTGGAATTGATCATCAAACCACGACCGCTGGTAATATTTGTTCCAGTCGATACAACACTCACAACATTCCCTTGAGCCAAATTAACAACCTGCTCAGAAGTGTGAGCCCCATCAGCCTTGGTGAGGTACATCTGGTTCATACCAGCCCCCCAACTTCGTTCAGCATGAGGTTTCCTAATGCCTTGGTAACCAACATGTTGCGCTGTAGCGGGCAAC